TGGAGCCGTGGGTACGCTCCGCCAGCGCAAGACCAATAGTGTCTCGGGCTACCTGAATCGGGCTCCGTCCGATAATCCCATCATCTGAGTGATACTTGATGTGCAGTATCTCCTCCGCCAGCAGTCGCTTGGTGCGGCCGCCATCGTCGACAACGTCATACAACAGCTTTCCCTGGGCACTGCGGAGAATCGTTACCCGGTCGGGATGCACTGGCAGGAGGGCAGAAGGCCGGCCGGCATTGTCCCGGATAATCTCGGCGTAGGCATTGCCACGCAGGAGCACATGACGTTGCAGCTGCTCCCGGAACTCCAGAGCGGTCTGGTAGTCGTTCGGCGTGTCGTGCAGCAGCTTATACAGCGGGTGCTGTCGCGCCTTTTCCCGCCCCTTGTCTGTGCGCTGGTAAACGTACAGGGGCAGGCTTCCAACAGTCTCTGAAATGGCAGCAACGCAGGCATAAACGGCGCTGATGCTTTCGGCGGTTTCGGTGGTCACTGCTACACCAGCAGAATCACCCCCAATCGCCAGGCTTGAATAGTAAGTGTCGTATGCCGGAGTGTTGTTGCGCTGCTCGGATTTCTTAAACGGGTTCCACTTCATCGGCAGGCCTCCAGGTACAAACGGGCCAGCTTCACGCTCTGCGGCTGCTTTCCGCGTACTTGCACAGTCGTCGTGTCATAGGCTGGTGTGGCGGTAATGGTGATCTCGAATAGATCCACGTCCGTCAGCTGGCGTGTCTCGCCTTCCCACTGTTCCCCCTGGGCAATGAAGCCAAAGGAACAGCCGGCAACGTCGCCTCGCTCCACCAGGACAGGCAGATCCCGGCCCAATGAGGTATCCGGTAGGTCGATCTCAAAGGCCAGGCCCTCGGCATCTTCCTTCAGGCGCAAAGTGCCAGCCCCAAGGCGGCCCAATAGAGAACGGCCGTCATGTTCGTAAATGGCGCGGATCTTCTGAGCCTCACCACTGGCCAGCGAGCGCTTAAAAGCACCCGGCCGGATGATCTCAGAGAATCCCCCAAGGTCCGTAGGCTCGTTGAAGCGGGCCGCATACCCGTAGAGCGTGCGGCCTTTGCTTCCAACGGCGCTTTCAAGAACTCGCCGTTCCATGGTCACTCCTTAGGGTGTCGGAGTGGCTACAACGAAGCCTTGCGGATGGCGCAGGGCAACGTCACAGGTGGCCATAGCGCGAACCTGAACACCACCACGGGAGTAGGCCGGTTCCGCGTAAGGGTTCACCAGAATGTCGATCTCTGACCAGATCCCCAGCATTACCTGGGAGAAGTCGCCATAAAGCAGAGTGTCAGCCGGCATCTGGTTGGTCATCATGTACGGCTTGTTGTCCATCATGCCGTTTTCAGACAGGAATCCGGAACCTGATCCAGCGACTTTCTCAGTGCTGGCAAAGGTGGTCCGGACTGAGGGGTCAGACAAGAATGTCGTGCCTTCCAGGTTCTCCAGTTGCAGCAACTCGGAGAGGCCCAGAACGTCCGCCCAGCTGGCGGGCATGGTGGCAGTCTGAACGTTGGGGTTTGAGATGATTCCAACGGGCTCGTTTGCTCCACCACCTACCAGAATGGCCTTGTCGATCTCCTGGGCTACCAGCGCGGTCAGGTCGTCCCGTACCAGCTGCTCAATACCAGGGCTTGATTGCTGGATCAGCTGGCGGGACATTTCGGTTTTGCCCCCGGTGTGCTTCGGACTCATGGTCACAGAATCAAATGCCATGGTTCCTTCTGGTACCGCCCCGCCTTCAGCCACCCAGCCAAGGGACAGGCCAGAACCGTGCTTTGGTACGGAAACATCACCTTGCAGGCCGGTCAGGACGCGCACACCAAGGCGGCGGGCAAGCAGACGGTTACGCAGAGCGCCGATGTAGTCCTGAGGGCGGTGTTGCTCTCCGACGATTTGTGCAGCGCTGGTGGTGTCGTTGGCGCGTTGCTCCAGGGCCTGCATCGGAATGAACACACCCTGTGCCTTGCGGCCTGAACGGCGCTCGGCTTCCTGGGCGTACTCACGCTCTACGCCATCCAGTGAGCGGCCTTCCATCTGGGCGCGAATCACCTTCAGGACAGACACTGATCCCGCCAGCTTGTCGAAGTCGGCAGAGGCGTTATCAGATACAGGTGTACCAGCGGCTCGGCGTTCGGTGTCTGCCAGGTATTCGGCGCGTTCGATCTGCTTGGACAGGTTGCGTTCTTCTTCCTTCAGGCCATCGAATTGCTTGGCCTCATCGGCGGACAGCTCGCGGTTATCGTTGGCGGCTTTTTCTACCAGGGCCTTCATTGCCTCGACTTTGGCAGAGCGCTGCTCTCGGAGTGCTGCTAGTTTCATGCGTAAAACCTCGCTATGGCGGTTATAAATGCTTTAATCCCGCCATTAATAGCAGGATATTGCGCGTCGCACTGAAATCGTAGCATAAAAAATCATCAGTAACCGGTTTCACATACGGTGGAACCGTTTAATCATCGTGTCCAATGCCTGGGCCGATCTCTCTTCAGATCCATCACGCCAGGCTTTAGCGCGGGCTTGGTCCTCTTCTATCGTTGCCAGTGACCAATAGCACCGAACCGGGCGCGGATAATGGCCAGGCTTTGGAACCTCGCACCACTGGTCCCGTAGTTTGATTTCACTCCGGACAATGCCGTATTTCTCCAGGCGCTTCAGGGTGCGGGACGTGTTCCTTACGTTCCCGCCAATCATCAGCACAACATCAGCAGCGCTGTAAGGTGGCGGGCCATATTCTGTGAAGTCCAGGCCGGATAGGGCTTCGAGGATTCGCCTCTGATTATCCGAGGTCCGCATAGTGACTAAACCCTACGGTGGTCGTCATTAATGAACTTGTCCTGCTTGAGTCTCAGTCCTACCAGGTGTGCAATCAATCCAAGCTCGTCTCTCAGGTGCTCCAGCACTTGCGGGTGCAGGTTGTCCAGGCGAATTTTTGTCAACGGCTCCAGGATCTCGTCGATGTCGTCAATGCTGAGTGGTTCGATGTAGTTATCTGGGCCCATGGTTAAGGTTTCCTGTTCGGTAGAGGGTGGCTTAGTAGGAGTGGTTCAGATTTGATACCTGTGGAACCCAAAAACCCCCTCCACAGGTACCAGATTTGATACCTGTGGCTCTGTTCCGGTTTTCAGAGGTACCAGATTTGATACCTGTGGCGCTCCAGAGGTACCAAATATGAACCGGTAGAGTTAATTCTGAGGTGGCTTTTCCCAGTCGTTTGTTGGTGGTCGATTCCGCCAGCAGGGCATCCAGGTCAAGCGCCATGTCCGGGTTTTTGATTTCGTGCGAGAGCAGAACAGGCTTTCGTCTTCCTTGACGATAAAGCCCGCGTCTTGCAGCTCCTGAAACGTCCGTAAGGCTACTACCCGAGAGCAAGGTATCTCCCGCTCTGCCTGGCGTACTCCGAAGCCTACCGGGTTTGCGGGTGTCCAGTGTCGGTGCATCAGGTGCAGAAGCACCTTCGCATAAGGCGTTAGCCCCAAATAGGCCCTTGATTCCAGCAGCCGGCGTTGTATGACAACAGTTCCGCCAGCCTTGTCGAACGGCAGCGTGTTCTTTCTTTTGGACATGAGCGCCCCTCATCAGAGAAGCGCCTTCACACGCTGTCGATCGTCTTCCGTCAGGTAGTAAACCCCTCGCGTGCTGCGGCGGCCGTCAATGGTCGTAAACGGCACTCGATCACACGGGATCTCTAACCCCAAGCGGGCCTTGAGCTGGCTCACGTACTCAGGGGAGTTGCTCGCGGGCAAGGCTCTGTCGGCTTCTTCCCGTGTAATGCCGGATTTCGCGGCATAAAGAGCAACCAATAACCTTTTGAGGCGCGGGGTCAGTTTGGTAGTATTGGCCTGGCGCTTTGCTGTGGTGGCGGGCGCTTCCTTTTCCATTACGCTTCCTCCTGCACTTCTTCCAGGCTATTCAGCCAGGCTTCAGCATCTTCACGGCGGATAACAGTACGGCGGCCAATCTTGACCGTTTTCAGCCTGCCCTCTTTGATCTCGATGTAGGTTTTGTTCCTGCCAATGCTCACGGCCTCGCAAAACTCGTTGATTGAGTAGGCCAGCTTTCCGGCTGTGTTTGTTTGTGACATGTGGAAATACTCCGTTGTTTGTTGTCGCTAACGGAGCAAATAGAAACACTTGGCGGGGTTTTTCTGTCCCTATTGGGATGACTTCTTACCCAATAGGGATTGGTGATTACTCAGGTTTTCGGGCGTCTTTGAGCTTATCGGCTATTGTGTTTTTTGATCCGGGCATGGTCAGACCTTTATTTGCTGCCATCTGCGCTAGCACCTCATAAGCCTTATTGTGCTTACTGATATCAATGTCTTGCAGCTCACAAAGAAAGCGAACCAGCCTCAGGAAAGTCGCTCGCTCTCTGGGGTCTATTTCTTCAGTTTCGGAGCCCTTGAGTAGAGACTCAACATCATCTTTGAACACAATGAAATCTGAGCCAAACAAGCGGAATTGCACCCGGTGTGATATTCCGTCGTCGTTTACCTCCTCCCATGCAAGCCGGCTGCCTCCGATGCTTCTTGACCAGGCTTCAAGAACGTAGGCAAAGGGCTCTGTTTCCGCACACATAGCCTCCGTGATCCCTCCCGCCATCAGGAAGCCACAACGGGAAAAGTTGCCATCACCGGCCGCCACACAGGCGTTATGCTCCCGCTCTATGATTGCGCAATCATCAGCGCTGATTGGGGAAATTCTGGAGGCCAGGTCATTCAGCTCAGGGGTGTGTGCATAGAGTTTGATTAAGCCGTTTGAGGCAGCGTGAAGTATTTGCTGAGGCCCCAATCGCCCTTTGGTGAATTCGTTAAGCTGGTTCAGGTACAGGTATTGAATCATAGCGCCCCCTTTCGCGCCCCTAATTGGAATGACTGCACCAGGCGGGTAGGGTGCCCGCTTTTCTCCTGGCCGGGATAGGTGCAGTCAAAACTGGTTCAATGGCCGCCTGAAGACTTTGCCGCAAGCTGGCTTTCCGGTATGCGATTTTCTGAGGTCTGTTGGATGGTCTCTTTCAGCTCAAAAATGGTGTGCTGCATCTGCCAGAGGTATCCGCTTAGGAGTTCAGGAGATAGCGAGTCTCCGCCTTCAGCAACTGAATCAAAGTATTGGTGCAGCATGGCAACCATTGAGTCTAGGTGGCACGCCTGGCGATTCAGGGCGTCAGTATCGACCAGGTGAGGCAGCATTAAAGTGTCGTGGTGGCTCATAGTACGGTTTCCTTTTTTCCGGTGGCGTGCAGGCTTACAACGGCATCCGTTGCGCCAGGGTCTTCGAGTGCGGGCATGGCCTGAACCTGATCCCTCACCCATGATTTGGCCAGGTGGCCATAATGCTTTTCAACCATCCGGGTATCGGTATGGCCTAGGTTCTGTGCAACCACCACCAGGGGTACACCAGCCATTACGGCCTGGCTTGCGTAGGTGTGGCGTAATCCGTGGAATGACAGCGGCGTGTCGATCCGGGCGGCATCGAGGGCGGCTTTCATTGGCCGGGTCTGCTTTGACTTGCCCCATCGTCCGCCATCCGGGTGCGGGAACATCGGAGCCCGCCTCGGCCGGCCCTGAGTGATTCGCTCAAAGAATTTCACGCCACTGGCAGACAGGTACACCGGGTGCGGCTTGCTGGCCTTTGAATTGCCGCTCATCACCATGTGGGCATCGGCGTTGAAGTCGCCAACGTCCATGGCAGAGAGGTCTCCGTATCGGGCTCCGGTATACAGTGCGCCCTGCACCAGCTCCCGGAAACCAGGCGCGGCCGCATTGATTAGCCGGGTCATCTCGTCAACCTGCAGGTATTGCACACGCTCTTTCGAGACAGCCTCAAACGGTGGTACTCGTTTACCAGACCAGGCGGCATTGCTTAGGGTCTTGCCGTTGTCGAATGCGTAATTCAGGGCGGCCTTGAGCATCGTTAGAATGCGGTTGGCGCTGTCTTGTCGTCTACGGCGGTAGTCGGCCTCATCTTCATGGGTTTCGAAGACTGGGGGCTTTCTGGCGGTGCCTGATTTGGTAAAGCCGGGGTGCCTGGCAACGTCCGCTAGCCATTTGCGTAGCTCCTGGGCCCTGAGATCCGCCAGCGGGATCTTTCCAAGTGCTGGGAGGATGTAGAGCGCGGAACGGTTGCGGGAGTCTGTGGCGTTGCGGCCTTCCTGCTCTATGGAACGGTGGTAGTCATTAAGAGCGTCAGCCACGGTGTAGGAACCTACGTGTCCCCCGGTAGCCTCGGCATGGAGATACTCGGCACGATGCCGGGCCTGCTCCTGAGCCTGCTTCCAGTTGAGTATGGTGGTGCCGTTGGCATCGGTGGTGTCGTCCGCCGTGGCGAGAGTCTCCTCGCGGTAGGTCTTTTGCCTGGGGTTATACCAGCGGGTGATCCACTTGCCGCCCCGCTTGCCTTTTCGGTAGCCAACGTGCAGCCCTTCGTGAATGCTCCGCCAATAGGGTTTGGTTTGAACCGCCAGCGATTGCCGGGCGCTTCGAGTGCTTAGATTTGCGTCCTGAACGGTCCTGCCCATCTTGCCGCCTTCCTGTTTTGCCTAACACTTACCTAATAAGCGTTTGGGAACGTGTGCGGACAATATAGGACAGGGCGGAAACGAAAGCAAGCCATTCAGGGACTTAGGCGGACAGTGACAAACGGTAAATCAATGGTTTAACGCCCTTTCACGGCGGCAACAGGGGTTCGAACCCCCTAGGGGACGCCAATACGGCTCAACCGGTTTAGTCCGCCGGTAAGCCATCAAAAAAACCGCCTTCGGGCGGTTTTTTTGTG